AATAAGCCTCGGATTTCGACATAATCAACGCCGGACACGCTTTCCATGATGGGGCGGATGAACGTTTGCAGGCGAATTGTTGTGCCTGCTGAAAGAATTTCTTCCATCAGCAGGGACTTGATTCTCGCCGCATAATCATCGTCCAGCCCGCCAGAACTCGTAACCGTAACAGAGAGCAGCAGATAAACGTCATTCACTCGAGTAAATTCCAGATACTGCCGATTGCCGTTAATGTCGGTAGCGTAAGCATAATGCTTCCCGTATGCACGAATGCCGCCTGCTTTGTTTTTCCAGATGATGTTGGCCACATCTTCATCGCTGCCGCCCTGGACAACAATTTCAATGCTATGCGGAGGTCTGCCCGCCGCATCGGTCGTATCGTTGTAGTTCTCGTATCCAGCCGCAAAGGTCACACCATCCACATCGCTGTACAGCAAGGAAACGATGCTTGCGACCGTGCCGGTGCCGCGGCTTGCAACACGGTTTGTGTAACTCGTTCTGGCCTCGGCATCCGTCTGGGTTAGTCGGCCCTTTATCGGCGCGATATCATTGGTGCAGGCTGTCCAGCCATCCACAGTAGTGACAATCTGCGTAATAACACCATCAGCCAACACATAGCTGCCATATTCCGCGCTTTCAAACTGGATATTGCTGGTCACTTCCGTAACCGTAATGTACTTGCACAACGTTGCCGAAAAGCTGTCAGCGGCGCCCGATGCAGTCAAAACGATTGAATGTTCTCCTTGATCGTCAGTTTCGTCCGAAACAGTAATGCCGAACTTTACCAAGGCATCAAAGGACTGGACAGCCGCAAGCATCTGCGAGTACGCATCGTCATACGAGGACACGGTCATTTTCTTTGTGACGCTGGAACTTTCTGCATAGGTTCCAACTTCTCCGCTTGTCGCATTGCGAGAAACGCCAAAATCAAACGTAAAGGTTCCTGCAATGCTTTCAATCGGACGAATCGCCAGCTTTCTCCAGTTTGCGCTGGAGATTATGGATGCACTGACCGCCTGAAAAGTACGTTGCGGTCTGCTGCTCGACTGAATCAAAGCGCCAACCGGAATGACCGTTCCCTCTTGGCCAGTACAAGAGATAAAATACTTGGTTTTGGCCTGTCCAATGCGGCTCACCCCGCCCACCTGCATCACGTTATCTAACGCAACGCCGCAGGCCGTATTGGGGAAAAGCTGCTGATATGCAGCAGCATAAGCCTCCCAGAGTTCTGCCGGGGCATCCGCAAAAATTGTAAACAAGACGTTCATCACGCTTTGCGGGTTCTCCGATGGGTCAACTCCGACCTCGTCTTTAAACCTTTTGCAGATGTCGGTGTAAATTTCATCCAGTCGGCGCATTTGAAAGCCCTTATCCGTCACTCCGTAGTCCGACATGGGACAGTTCCACCTCGCTTTCTATTTCTCCTTCGGTGGTGGTCGCGGTAAAAGACGCTCGGAGCGTTCTGGTCTTTGCATCCTTTATAAGGTTGATGGTGCCCACCCCTGTTACGCCATCAACGGCAAGGATTTGGTCTCGCAGGGCCTTCTCGATCAAGGCTCGATTCGGAACCTTCACAAGGATTGTTTCAAAGTAAGGCGTGCCCATAGCGGTATTGAACACCCATTCTCCTTTGATCCAGCGCAGACGAATTTGCACACCCTGCCGAACGGCATCGATGATTTCAAAATCGCCGGTTTCGTTGATGTATAAATCACCATCAGCAGCAAGCGCAAGGTCTTTCAATGCCATTACTGCGGACCTCCTGTCTTTCCGTGTACGCCAGCATGGGTATGCGTATTCATTACGATGCCACCAAGTACCAGCGTGCCAGAAATGTTCACGTTTCCTTGCACCTGAATGTTGCCTTTGATTTCCGTATTGCCGGTAACATCAAGCAACGGAGTGGTAATTTTGGTACTGCCATCCGTCACCTCGATGTTAGAACTGCCTCTTTGAACAAAGACGGAACTGTCTTTCAAGGTTATGGTTGTGTCTTGCTTTTTCAGTTCGATGCAGTCTTTCTTGACCGTGATGGTCGCAGTCGGCGCAAAAACAACTGCTGCGTCCTCACTTCCGGCACGCTTAACCTGCTCGCTAGACGATGCAGGCAAGCCCGGCAGCAAGGTTGCGTTGGATAAGTCCCACTTCAAGTCCGTTCCAGAGCCGCCCTCTCCAAAAATAGCCACACATCCATCCCCGGAATGCACAGGAAAGGCAAACCCGATTGTGCCGCCTGCTCCGGTAGGCATCAGGATAGCCGTGCCCGAAATTTTAGGGTAGGGTACTTCCCTATCATCATCGGTCGTTACTTTCAAATCCGGCGTTAGTTCAGCAGTGAAATTTTCGGACACGTTACCAACCTTAGCAGGTGCCGAGGTGTGGATATTATCCCTCATGTACTGGTCGATGATGCTCACGACTGCATCGCGGAAGTCCTGATCCACGCTATTTCACCTCCACAAATTGCCCAACGCATTGCCAATCGTCGCCCTCCGTATCGCCAATGAACCTGATTTTTGACGCCCGGTAATTTCCCTTATCCTCTCGGGATTCTACTTTCACATAATCGTCAATCTGAATATGGCCATTCAGGCAATACGTAACCTCAATGCCTTTCTTGGCCTTTCTTTTGGTCGTATTGGAACTCGCGTTCTTACTCGTTGAAGATTTGCTGCTGGTCGATGCGGATTCAAAGAAAGGCTTCGGTGAACCGATCATGCCGGAATCGGCCGAAAGGACATAAGCCGCCATCGTTAGCGGTTCATCCAGTGCGCATATCTGAATAATACCATTCTGAACACTCCAGCGAAGTTTGCTTCTGTCGCACAGCCGCCCGATAAGCGTCTTTCCTGTGCCAACAAAAGCAAAATTCTTAAAGTCGATCATTTTGGCCTTGGGGGAAAGTTTGACTTCACATCCCATTTCCTGGGCAACATCCCTGACGATTTTTTCTCCGTTCACAACGCCCGAATAACTCAGGCTCACCGTTGTATCTCGTGCGGATGTAAAGCTGTCCACAAACTCAATTGTGGTCTGCCGGTCCGCTCCGTTTGTTTCCGTTTCAAAGCACGTCAAAGAACCGCCCATAATAACGGGCAGGTCATCACCATATCCAGCGCGCAGCTCAATCAGGCAATCTTCCTGCTCCAAAAGGCGCAAGGTTTCATCTGCCAGATTCCAAAGTGTGATTTTCCCCGTATTAGAACTTGAACTATCACCAATTTCACAGGAAAAGGAACATCGGATAGCCCTCTTCGTTTTTTCGTTGGGTTTTCCGATTTCACGACCGACAGAATTATTTTTCCCAATTCTTACTCGGTACTGTCTATCCCAGATATCCATCTGTCACACTCCAAGCTGTCTTGCAGGAAGGTATAGCAGTTTCGCCTTTCCGTCCACAAAATCATTGCGGCCAATTGTTTCCTGCTCCGTTTCAACGCCAAGGACGCCCGGCGGGCCTCCTTGGGTTTGATAGTAGAAATTCCAAATTGTCCCCGGCACGAGCCTCGCCATGCCGAGGATAATATTCATTTCTGCATCGTAGATGCTAAGCATCCAAAAACCGCCGTATGCGTTCCATGTCAGCCGAAGATTGTAATATACTTCGTCAAGGTTCACGCGCATAATGGAATCGTTTCGGTCTGGTACAGAGATCTCATAGTATTCCAAATCCATCATCTATACCTCACTTAAACAATCCAATGGCTTTTGCCCCAGAACAAAGAATGCTGCTGCGGGAAGAAGATTTTCCGCTATCGGAAGATTTTGCTGTGGAGGTGCTCTTCTGGCTCGCGCCAGTATTCTTTTTAGACGTTCCCCCTCGAGCATACTTTATGCTGATATTGGCAGTTTCTGTCGAATTGATAGACACCTGCTTCAACTTCAGTTCAATACGCTCGCTGTTGCTTTCCTCTTTGGGGAACGTCACACTTTCGATGCAGACGTTCTCATAGCTATCGCCTCCGGCCGTAAAGGTCATTGGCATTCTTTTTCCCCACAGCTGACGCAGTTCTTCTACTGCGCTTTGCACCCGGCTCGATGATGCCGGGTGCCGGTCCGCCCATGTAATCGGCGCGTTAGAAATCACAGCTGTGACATCAAGCGTCACCGCTTCCAGACAGATGTGGTCACTGGCGCTATATCCTTCTTCCGTTGCATAGTCCGGGATCTTGCTGGACAATGTTTCCGGGCGTTTGATGATAGCGTCAAACTCAAAATCTCCAAGTCGAGCGGGCTGTGTCGCTTCCATCAGGCATCACCTCCCGTAATTAAGCGCATGCGCCAAATCTTTCGTAGATTGCGAGGACTGCGAACTCACGGTAGACTGCAGTTTGGATGCGGCATTGCGATCAGACACTTGGAACGTGTAGCTTTGTCGGTTTTCCTGTTTTACAGTGATGTTTTTGGTGTTCGTGGTTTGAGCAATCGGCCGCTGTGATGCCGTTGTTGTAGACACCGGCCTTCCTCCCGAAATAAACGCGCTGGCGGCGTTTCTGCTTGCAGCAGTACTCCCAGAAGAAGTCTGCACCCCTGTCGGCGAATTTCCACTGCTTGTGCGGCCACTGCCGCCAGAGGACTTCCCGCCTCCCATACCGCTAAAGCCAGACGGGTTCTTGTCAGAACCGTCCCCTCCATCAGAATCATCGGAGCCATCGTCGTTTCCGCCGGTAAAGAAATTCTTCACGCCGTTCCACAGGTTCTTGGCCCAGGTGATTTTATCGCCGAACCAGTCAAAGAATCCCTTCAGCCAATCCCAGATTGCCTGTGCGCTTTCTTTCAGCGGTTCCCAAGTTTCGCCAAAAGCAGCCCGTCCCAGGCCATTCAGGATGTCAAGAAAATCCTGCCACAGTTCCTTGCAGCCGGTCAGGAATTGCGTCCAATCACCGGTCTGAAAGCCTGTAATCAAGCCAGCCAGAAGATCAAACAGGTGCCCGCCCAGCGTGATGATGTCTGCGGTCAGGTCAACCAGTCCTTGCCACAGGGCTTGCAAGACAACTAGAATCGTGCCTTTGTGCTCCTCCCAGAACTGACCCAGTGAATCAAGAGCATCTCGGCCAAATTGCTTTGCTCCCTCAAAGAATGCGCTGATTTTCTCTCGCAATGCATCAACGTCAACACCAGCTTCGCTCAGGAGCCGGCCAAAGACGCTGTCGCCGCCTTGCAGGAAGGTGAAAACATCTTCCAGCACAAGGAACAGCAAAAGCCATTTTGCGGCCGCAAGGGCAGTTTGCAGATTAAATCCTTGCAGGAGTTTTACCGCGCCTGCCAAAAAAGACAGAATCTTGCTTCCATTGGTGGCAAGGAATAGAGCCGTTGCGACCATCACGATCAGCTTCAGCAGCTGTTCCACGCCGCCAAGTTTCTCGGCAATATTTTTCAGCCATGATGTCAACCGTTGCGCTTTTCCCATCAGGAAATCGCTTATATTTTTTATTCCGGTTCCGATGCGGGTCGTGATACTGAACATATCGTCCATGTCCGCGATCCAAAGGCCCCACTGATTTCTCGCATAAGTAAGCGCATCCCCGATGCCGAAGCCCAATTCATCAAAATTTTTCTGAATGTCACTTTCTGCAGCAAAGAATGCTTCCTTCAGTTGTTTGGCCGAAAGTTTTCCGCTCTCTGCCAACTTTTGAAGTTGCTTTTCGGATACTCCCATTGCGGAGGAAATAGCCTTTACGACCTCCGGGGCCGCTGTTTTCAGATTTGAAAAGCCCGACTTGTCCAGCTTACCCGCAGACATGGCCTTTTGCAGCACGCTCATGGTGCTGTCAATATTCGCTTCCCTGCCGGAACCTTTTTCCAACTTCTCAACCAGCGAAACAAATTTCACAGCATCATCAACCGGAAAAAGTTTGCTGTTCAGCTGGATCAGCTTCGTCACGCTTCCGGCCATCACGCCGTATTCTTCACGGCAGTCCTGGGCACCTTGCAAAATCTTCTGTTGAATCTCTGCCTGGTCACCCATCTCGCGGGTCGCCCCGCGGATGGTATCATTGATGCTGCCGAATTCCTCTGCAAGGCTAGCAATCTTAGTAAAGGAAAAGCCGATGCCGATTGCTCCAAGTGCTTTAGCTGCAAAGCCTTTTACTTCGCTGATGGCGTTTTTTGCTTCATCGACAGAGTTTTTATCAACCTTGAACAGAATTCGATTGACGAACTTTCCGATTACAGTTTCCTTCGCCGCCACTTATGTATCCCCCCTTCTATCCTCCTGGCTTTTGGCATACTCAATGTCCCGCTGCATCATAATCAGATCGTAGAGTTTCAGCATTTCATCCAGATTATAGACATAGGCCAGTTCGTACATCGATGCCACCCGCTCACGAATCAGGGTATACATAATCCATTCAAGGTTCGTTACTCTGTCGTTGTCGAACTCTCCGTATTGTTCGAGCTGCCCGCATGGCGCACTTTGAAAAGGCGTCCAAAGAGGGTGCTCGCATCGCTGAAAAAACCGCTGAAGTTCAGACGGATAACTTCAGCGCAAAGGATAAGCATACCAGCAAGGTACTGACAGAAGATTTCGTCATAAGCATCTTCATTCATAACTTCATAAACCCCATTTTCGGGATTCAGAACGCGCACATTGCTGTGGCTCAGCAGAAGTTCATTTACCAGCTTACTCAATGTTCTTCCATCAATGCGGCCAAGCGCCTTGACCAGCGAATCCTTGTCCATGTCCATCCCGTCAAACATTTCCATGTGAATGGCATCCTTATCGTTGCTTGCAACCGAAACGGTGCCCAGGATAGGCAGGATGATGGATGCGACATCGCCAAAGATGTAGGTAGCATCCCTTGCGCCAAACGGGCGAATCTTAAACTGGTATTCACCAACCGTAATGTCGCGCATTTCCATGCGTTTCATTTTCATATCAGGTTCCTTCCTTTCAGTTCTTCGGTTCCATCTTACCAACAGCCCGCAGCGTCCACTCCTGGCTCTGGCCGGTCTTGCCATAAGCACACGGGGCAGGCTTGGAAACCCATGCCTTGGACGCTGTGAAGTCCGGGTTAGAGCCCAGATCCTTGACCTGCATATTGAAAAGGCCGTTGCCCGGGGTCTGCTTGTTATTGTTGTACTGCTTCAGCAGCCAGTTGTTTGTTTTGGAACCGTACTGCAGGACCAGCTTGATTTCGTAGCGAGGATCATCCGGAATCGAAATGACCACTTCGCCATCTGCGCCGGCTTCATCTGTCACACCATCGCCCTGCGGAGTGATGGTGATAAAACCATCTTCCGTAAAGCCCGATGCGATATGAATGCCCATAGTGCATAAAACGTTTTTCGGGGAATAGACAGTTACATCTCCACGCATTTAGCGGTGCTCCTTTCTCAGTAATTCAGTGTGCCGCCAATTTTTGCGGCGATCAGTGCGCCCGCCAGCTGCGCAGTCCACGTCACACCGGTAAGGCGGCGGCTCTTGCGGGTTGCGGCATCCAGGTCGGCTGCACGCGGCACCGTGACGGTATAGGCGCGGGATGCTTCTCCATCATCAGAGGAAGCATCCTGAACAATGCCACCAGCACGCACGCCCTCTTCCAGGGCATCAATAACAGCATTCTGTACCAGCGCGATGCCCTGGTCGGTGTAGGGCACCTTGGGCAGTCCTAGGAGCAGGTTCAGCACCTTGGACTGAATCTCGGTCTTCAGCCAGTCACGGAAGCGGATGGTGTCAATCCATTCGCCGCCGCTCACCTTGCCGCCCTGCACCATGGCCTTGCTGCCAACGGTCGTATAGTACGAAATATTGCGTGCTTCCAGGCTTGCAATATCCGTAGTGGACAGACCCTGCGCAGACACCATGGAAAGCGACTTGAAGCACCACTGCTCACTGCCCGGGTCATAGGAAAGGAACCGGGCAGCGTAGGCGCAGTTCACACAGTCATTCTCTGCGGTCGCATGAATCACTGCGGTGCGCAGCATAGCATCCGATACCGGAGAGGACGAAATACCAGTAGTTTCGCAGACGCAGAGTTTTTCATTTGCTTCTGTCCAGTCCGCGATGCTCTGG